AGGCCGATCGAAAGGAAGTAGTTTCGTCCATTGAATCTAAAGAAATGGACTACTTGGTGATGCTCAATTGCAGCATCACCAATTCCGGCATAAACATCTACTACATTCCAGATAACATCCTGATCAATGCTAGTTAGTCCAGAATGGTAAGTAAATCGAAGCCTGTCTACATTCTTGGCTGCTCCAATTCCTGTAGGACCATCGGACCAAACCATCCACTTTTCCAGATAACCAATAAACTTACCAATTGCCGGTACATCAGCATCAGGACCCATTGTTACAGGTAAACGTCGTCGAAGCGAACCTTGATCCGTAACTTCCATGTTTACAAGTCGCCTGTATTCTCCCGGGCCGTAATTGCCACCAGGGCGATAACAGAATCCGCGTCCAGGAAGTTGAATCTTAGCAGATTCAGCGAAGTTTACCATTGCCACCACTCAACATCGTGGCCCATATCCCGAGAGGCTACGGACATAAATGGGTACAGGTCTTCTTCTTGCTTTTGGTTGTGGGTCAGATCCAGCACACCGTTTCGGAAGTCTGCCATAAGCCCGTTGTAACGGTATGTATCCTCGTCCAACAGGGCTACCTGTGCCAAACAGTAAGTTACAATGCGCAAATGGTACATATCGGGAAGATCGGGACTGTCAGCATCTTCGTCTGTGTCTCCGATAACAGCATCTACAGGCTGACGAATGTAGTTAACCTTCAGGTTCCAAGCCGTATCAGGTGGGGGGTACAGATTTAACTTCCCAGCCCAAACAAAACACTGATTCGGCATACCCTTAATGGTCATGCTCAGACCATCATTGTAGCCTGCACTTAACTCTTCCCATTCCTGATGTGTGTAAACTCGGATCTTCTCCTCATTTACCATCACACTGTACAACTTTAAAATGTCAGTAGGCAGCGTGTATTCCTGCTGATTAATTACAAGTACGCTCGTAGCAGTCTTTTGAAGAAGTGATTCGCTAACAACAATTTCGCGCACGCAATCGTTAACCCAGTCATAAAGCATGGCTTGCGTAACCTGCAATACGCTCGTGTCACCGGCAATATTACGGACTCTGCGAAAAAGGTCAGCGTAAAACATTATTATCGCCTCGGAATCCTCTTGTCTCGGCCCATATCATCCTGCATAGCAGCGTTTCCTGGTATGCCGTCCTTGAGAACCACACCATTCCCGAAGTTGAAGGTGTGCAACTTAGACCTGAGAAAGACCTTAGCCATATCTTCGGCCTCCTCCATCTGATCGAGGTAGGCTTGTTTGGCTAATAACTTTTGTGTCTCTTCCCAGGCTACTAACTCGCTGAACTTCGGCTTACCGTTAGCAGTACGCTGGTCATTAGCAATGATGCGAAGAAGTACCCGCTCATCGAAATCTTCATCCTTATGTACAAAGAACAAGATGTAAGGAGGCTGTCCCTCCTGATTGTATACGATTCTGAAAGCGGCTTCATTATCCTTACGCTCCGTAGGGGGAACCCACTGAACGTCTAACCTAGGCTCATAGTCCTTAATGGCAGCCACCACACGCTGTACTTTCGCGCTAGTGAACTGACCATCAACAATGACCATGCCGTCATGTTGTGAATAGGTCGTCATGCAAAACTCCTATGAAGGGGCTGTGTAAGGCTTTACACCGAAGTTATCCCACCGGGCACCATTGGCAGAACTACCAGTCCAAAGTCCCACTACTGTTGAATTAGCAATATCAGTATCAATGACTGGGGAGGTTGAAACATAAACATCATTCACGTAAAGAAGGTATGTAAGACCTGTACAATATACCTTAATATTATAGGTCGTATTGGTTGCAACAGATCCAGAGGCACTATAGGTTGAACTATAGGCAATAACTCGACGCCATTCCCAACCTCCCGAAACAGCACCAATTTCAAGCCTAGTGGAATCCGTGAAGAAACTCACCATAATCCCAGCAGTATCAGCTAAACTGTTACCGGTGGTTAGAGTACACTCAAGAACATAAGTACTTACACCCACATCAATAGTAGCGTAAGTCTGTGATCCAAAATCAACCTTAACCCTACCTGTGTCTCCAACCCAGGGAGACGCACCCGCATTCCAAACCTTACTTCCTACAGGGGTAGGGCGGTTATGAATATACTGGTCTTGTCCCACTGAATTAAAATCATCAAAAGCTATGTAACTGCTCAAACTTTGCAAAGGAAAATCAAGCATGGCCCCGTTCTTGGGCCCTGTGTACAGCCTCATTAAATCGGCCATACTCTTATTCGGAAGAGGACCTACCTTAGCCTGTAAATAAGCATAGGACATATCGGCAATGCTGCCGCTATATCCCTTTGACTTAAGATCGGCGTAAAGTAAGTCCGCTTCCGAAGGCATTACTGTGTCCCCATGAACCGCTCTTGGTCTGCACCCGTTAACTGTGCAGAGGGCTTGGCAAAGGCTGCATTAGTACCTAGCGTCTTCACACCGGCAGCGTCAACAGCGGGATTAGAACCGTTCAGCGCTGCTAGGCGCACCTGCTCTAAATCCGCTCCGCTTAACTTCTCGACACCAGCGGCGACCAGGGCACCCGAACTAAGGTCGTCAGCCTCATCGGCTAAACCGTCCTTGTAGGCTCTGCTCATTACTTGTCTCCTTCGTGAAAGAGCGGGTACGACTACTAACCTCGGAGAAGTAGCCGCACCCGCTCTAAATTCTTAGCCAGCAGTAATACCGGTCATAACCGCCTGGGTGTTACGCCGACGAATGGCAAACTCCCAATACTGCTTCATAAACGCCTCGTAGGCATCGTAGTTGTTAACCCACTTCCACATGCCACCGTCACGGTCGTCGAAGTACCAGGGCTTGCGGCGGTAAATCTTGAAGTCGTCCTCTCGCAAGAACCACATCTTACCGTCAGGAGCATCCGTGTCCTCGACAATCGGAATCTCATCGCCATAGGCGAAAGCGAGACCGTTAAAGCCGCCCTCGAACGTCTTAGTTCCGGTGAACCGGCGCTGAGTCGTTAAGAGGTTGAAGTAGGCTCGCCTACTGCCAAGGTCGCTGAAGATAACGCTAGGACGGCCACCGGCAGTCTTAAGCGTGTCACACAGCGCGATCATACGGGACTCCGACAGGTTGCCGACTGCGGAGTCAACAGTTGACTTCCACTTAGGCTCCGTCGTGCTGCTAAGGTTGAACAGCGCCGTCGTGCTGTTAGTCACCAGAGCCGTGAGCCCGTAAGGCTCCAGGTTCCAGTTACCCGTGCGCACAACAATGTCACCGCTAGCCCAAGTTCCTGCGGCTCCATCAAACGTGAAGTCGCCGGTTGCCTCGTTAATAGCGGTGACCTGGCGGTTCTGAACCTTCATCGTACCCGCACCAGGGGTAACAATGTCGATCATCGTTCCGACTTCGATCCACTTAAGAGCAGCAGCCGTAGTGCCGACAGATGCCACGTTAACGCCCGCACCAGCACCATCCGTAGTAGCCAGCGTACCTACGCCGTCACCCCAGATAATGCGGTTGGTGTCCTTGGCAATGTCGTCCTTAAGACCGTCCATCTCCTCGGTAAGCGCACTACCGAAAGCCTGGAAGTTCTCGTCGGCTAACTCGAAGGTCTGGCCGCTCATGTGAACTCGACCATACCCGTACTTAAGTGCTACTCGAACACTCTGGTAGCCTTGCTGACCAGCAGCACCTAACTGCTGAAGTTCAGAGCGGTAAGAAAGACCGTGGTTTCGGCGAACCTTCAGCGGGAACGTAACGTACTTACCGCCAACCTCTGAGGTAGTGCCCTCTGAGGTCTTTTCGATTCGCTTAAGAGCAACAGTCTCGTTCTCAAGTTGACTCTCGATACGGGGGCCATAAATCTCCTTACAGATATTAGCCACCGTAGTAAGTGTTGCGCCCATTGAAGATTCCTTTGGTCTAGGGCGCCGCGGTTACTGCTAACCCTGTTGCAGTTGTGCTTCCAAGATTGCAGTAACTTGGGCTTTGACGTCTTTCTCGGACATTGCACCGAAGTCAATAGCCTCATTGCCTACACCTGAGCCCGCCTGTCCCTGAGAGTTAAGAACACCGTTAATTGCTTGTGGTGCTTGCTCTTGGGTCTGCTGTTGTTCGGGATGCAGTAACCCGGTAACAAAGTTCCGGTACTGCTCAACCGCTTGATCGGGGTCCCAGCCATTAGCGATGTACGCTGTGACAAAGGTACGATCGAATCCACCCTGATCCTTGTATTTCGCCTCAAGTGCAGCCATACCATCTTCGAATTCTGCTTCGGCTGCTTCTTGCTGCTGCCGTTGAAGTAAGGTCTGCTGCTGGCTCTGTGTAGCCTCTAGGGCTTCCTGCATCGCCTTAAACTTGGGGTGATCTTCAAGGTTCATGTTATCGTCTCCATAAGTGTCGTAAGGGTCATCATCTGACTGCTGGCGCTGTGCTGCTTGCTGCTCAGCCTGGTCAGGTGTTACGTAGCCCAAATTATGGAAGGTGTTAACTCGATCAATTAAGACAGTCGGATTATTCCTTACCATGTCTGCTACCGTAAGCGCCTGCTCGATCTGACCGGGATCAATACCAGCATCAACTAAGTTCTGGTACGGAGCATACTCAGATCGAACGCTCTGGATCTTCTCCTGAACTCCCTTGTCCCATTCAGCAAGAACCGGCTTCACCACCGCATGTAGTGATTCCGGTAACTTATCGAGAAAAGGTTGCCACTTAGGGTTGTCATTCATAAGTAAGGGTTCCTCCGAGGTAATTGGCTGGCTTAGCGCCCTGGCCCGAACTGCACTCCCACAGGGGGAGCGCCTGGTCGTAGGGCTTACAGTAGCCTTAAAGTCCTTAGTTTGGCAAGGCAAACCACCCCAAAGTAGGTAAACAAACTACAAGCCCCCTCCCTGCTGGCATGGCATGGGAGAGGGCTTGCAGTATTAGTTTAGTTTATCTACCGATCAGCGAACATTCCCTGATTCTGGCGTGCGTCCGCAGCCTGTAAGCGATTTTGGTTATCGCCCATTTGCTCCGTAGTCTGAGAATTAGGCCCACCCGATGCTTGTGGTCCACCAGGAGGAGGAGGGCCCATAGGAGCACCACCTACAGGGGGAGGTCCGCCCATAGCACCATCCATACCAGGCTGTAACATCGTACCCTGTAGGTTAACCTGGGCCACCATCTGAGCCATCTTATGACCCTGAACGTGGAGTTCCATAGCCTTCTTCTTGATCTGGCTAAGCATCTCGAACTCATTGGTCTTACGGAACAGGTCATGCCACTTAATGTGTGCCTCATGGTTATCCCAAGAGTTAACAGGAATCGGGGGCTGAGGCTGGAACGGCGTACCGTCAGGCTGTAGGGTCCTACCCTGCTCGTCCTGCATCGGTTGACCGAATTCGTCAGCCGGAGGCGTCATAAGCATTTCGAGCATCTTGTCAGGAGCATCCATTAACTTCAAATGCTCGCGGGTGCATTGGCGCTTATCAACCAAGTACTCTTCCATCGCCTTCTCAAACATACCGAAGTCGAGGAATTCCATACCGACCTCTGGCAGAAGGAAACCGTTCTGCATCATTTCCATGATTAGCGCCTGCTTAGCCGCCTTCGAATGCGGTAACGCAGATCCGGTTTGTACGCGAACGTCAGTATTACCCTGCGCCGCACTCTTCTTCCAGTGGATGCTCTCATAAGCATTATTCTTTCCGGCGATTCGGATTACTCGGTCGTCCTGCCAGTATTCCACTACGTACTTTAGGTAATGCGTACCTAACTTCTCCATCGCGTTCTCAATACCACTTACCTGACTACTAAGGGACGACTCGTCCTGTTCATTCAGGTAAGCGATAGCAGTACCGCTCGTCACACCAGCAGGGGTCTCGCCGTTACTGATGCCGTGCTGTCCTGCAATATCGTCAAACTCGGTCCTAAGTTGCTGAACTTCGTTAACCATAGACTGAGGAACCTCTAGCCCAGGCATAGGAACCGGGGGAGCAAAGCCAGACTTATAACCAACAGCCTGTCCAGGCTCACTACTCATCTTCCGGGGGTCGATTGATCCCTGGGGATAGAAGAATCGTGGCTTTCCCATAACGTTTGTGATCTCGATCGCCTGAGATCTCTTGCGGTTATACTCCTTCTGGACCGGGAGCAGATCAACCACAATAGAATCTCCATAAAAGCCCCCAGTGGGAACTCCCTCGTACTTGTAGTACGGGTATTCGGGGAACGGAAGCGGCCACTCACGTTCAAGTTTAACCACCTTGGAGTTAATAATGGTCATCATCCCACCCCGAGGGAAGTCGGGGTGAGTATGCGGCTTAATCCAGACTTCCTTAACCAGTACAGCATCAAAAACGTTCTCTGATCCCTTACTAATTAAGGTAGCGCCCTCCATGATGGTCTGCTGAGCCCTAGCATCACAAGAAGGCTTGAAATGGAAGGTGTCCTCTACCCATTGTGGGTCTTGAGTACGAACTTCAATTACGAAAGGCTGCTTCTCAATGTCACGAGTTAGCAGATTAGGCACGAAAACGTAAAAAGGATTCACAGCCTCGTCGCAAATCTTGCCACGGGCCGGAATCGGAGTCTCGTAATACTTCTTAAGTTCAGGCTTGCTCTCGAACCACTCCAGAGGGATCGCTTCACCAGTCTGGGGGTTCACGGGAGGCTTAGGTAGTGTCAGATAGTCATGGTCAGGAGCATTAGGATCCCACCAAGACTTCATAAAACTAGTACCGCAGATTACGCCCCACCAGATCCAATCGTAATACTCGGCCTTAAAGGTGCTAACAGCGAACTTAGCCTTCAAGATCGCTTCGCTTACTTCGGCTGCTGTTAGATCCTCGTCCTCATTAGTAGCGGGGACCACCGTAGGAATTGGCTTACTGCTGGTGAGTTTGCTGTGCTCCTTGCGTGTTGCCTTGCGGATTAAGTTCACGACCAACCGCACCCTCCACGGGGGCGCCTTAGGGGCGGTCAGTCGGAACCCGTAGCCCGCCACGTCAAGCGGTGCTACGTACTGGCGTCCAGCGTTGAAACTCAGGTTAATGTACCATTGACGCTCGAATGGCCTACGTGCGTTCTGGCACTTAGTGAACTGGGTCTCGGCCCAAGACGCCCATTTAACCTTGTCACGTTCTAATTGTGCAGCCTCCATTAATTCCGCAAGCGGATTAGGGCTGCCAAGTCCTAACGGCGTCGCCGTCCCGTTGGATGAAGGACGGCTCCCAGCCTGCGGCATTAAGGTCATCGCTTAAGTCTCCGGTTTCGTAACCTGAGCGGGCTAATTCACGTTCACGATCTATGTCAGACTCTATGTTCAGAAAACTAGAGACTGGGTCCTGAGGATTTACGGAGTCGCTTGGGTCCTGGGTCGGTAATGTCGCGTAGTTCAGGGCTGCCAAGTGATCCGGTGTCGTCGCCCGGAGTTGGTTCAGTAACGCTTGGTTCTCCCGCACTAGTCGGCGGTTCTCCAAGATCATTAAGTCCCTCGACGAGTTGTTCTGCCTCAAAAGTATCGCTACCAGTGTGACTACTATCACCAGCAACAACGATACCAACCCCGCGCAGAGCATCATCGTAAACTGCCAGTCGCTGCTTTGCATCTGCTAACTCCGAAGTTAAGTGGCCGTTCTGCTCAGCCAGTTCGTTAAGGCGCTTCTTAGCGAGTTCGGCGATTTCCGGTACGATGCAGCCCATAAACTCTGCGAACTGGAAGAAGCACAACTTACACAGTAACAACTGGCCTTCGTAATCAATGTAGATACCTGTGTCCAGATAACCACCATCGTAATTACCAGAGCCACACTTCATGCAAGTGGCTGGGTGAGGTAAGTCACCCAGCCCTAGCAGTTGGTAGTTGTTACTGACACTCTGATTAAAGAGCGTCGGTAACGATTCCGAGGTTGTCATGTGTCCTACTTAGAGGGGCTGGAAGTGACGGTGGACTTCTTGGCAGCGGGAGCAGGCTCCTTAGCGCCCTCGTCCATAGCAGCAGCGTCAGCGTCGTCCTGCTCCTTCTGGGCCTCGATGACCGCTAACTCCTCGGGAGTAACAGCCGTCTCGGGACGCTCGTTCGCTAACTTGTTGGACTCCTCGATGTACTTAACAGCGGCCTCGTCCTGCACGCTCGTGCTAACGGTCACGTCGCTGTAGATCGGTGCGTCCTTGGGGTTAGCAGCAGCAGCGGTAGCCAGATTCACGAGAGGCGTACCAGCCGTACTACCGGGGTTCTCTAAGTCAGGCTCGCGGCCCTCTAACTTGGCACGAACCTTCTCAGCGTTAATCCGCTGAACATCGTCGAGGAAGATACCACCCGTGTTAACGGGGCGGCCAATCTTCTGTAAGTACACGAGGTCCTGATCGACTACGTGCTCGGGGGTGTACGACTTGTCCTTGGCGTCAGCCATTTTATCGGATCCTTAATACTAGTACGAGCAGGAGAACTAACGTGATAATATCTACGATGAGGTCTACCAGCATCTTGTCCATGTACGGTTACACTAGCAGGGCTTCCTACAGGGGGCAAGGCGTAGTAAGCCAATTAGTGCTTAGTTTACATAATCCCACCCATATGCTCGTCGAACTCCCAGTTAGTTTCGTTGGGCATACTGTTGATTTCAGGATTCCAATTACGATCAGGTCCTCCGATTAAGTCACGAGGGTCATCGTAATCCGTAGCGGTGTGCGCGAGTTTTTGACTAAGTTGATCCATTACACGATCAATATGCTCGCTGTCTAGGTTCTTGTTTTCTGCACGAAGATCAGGCTGAGTCATAATGAAATAACGCAAAGCATCCATAGCGTGATCGTCTTTTTTGTTAGGCTCTTCGTATGGGTTACGCTCGAACTGGAGTTTCTTATTGGTGTAGGTCTTCCAACGATACCGGTCGAACTCCCAGATTGTTTTTATACAGTTAGGGGTGACAGTATACCGGGGGAAGTTCTTCCACTTATCCAGAAGCACAAAATTATCAATGGCTTGACCCGGTGCGGGGCCACCGAAAACCTCTGGTCGGGAGCGTAACGTAGATACGTACGGGCCAGGAGTAAGGTACTTCTTAACACGAACGATGCCCGCCTTAACATCGTTATTACCCAAGATAAACGAAAGCCCATACCGCTGGTACTCCTCTTGAATGCTAGTCATAGTAATCGGAGAGCGATTCTGAATGCTCGGATCCGCTACCATTAATGCTGGCGTACGGCCATGCTCTGCAATCTTCTTGTTGATGTTAGCAGCGTTCTGCTCAATTGTCAGGCCGGCTTGGTAATACTCATCGAACTGAATAACGAAGCCATTACTATCTACTGCAAGCCATAGTGCCGCAGTCGGGTTATTAAGGCCGTGATCGAGAGCAAGCGCCCACATAAAGAGGCGATCATCAAAGACTTCATTAGGATTAAGAATGGGCTGACTGAGTACGTGTGAACTGCCAACAACCTTATCGAAGTTAGGATAAATCTTTCCTCCGACCGTAACAAAGTTGCCGGAGACTCGTACTGACGCATCATCACCCTTAGTCATCAAGAGCAGGCCCTCAATGCCCGCCTTAGGCAAGTAAGGGTTCTCGAAAGAATTAATCTCA